TACACTCCATTATACATTAACTCTGAAGAAGTTTCTTGCTCAAGGTCTATCATGTTTTTAGAATATCTAATAGTGAAATCCCTATCTGCACCTCTTCTATTGCATAACGTTACGTTAAATTTATCAAATATAAATTCGCCATTATACGTGTTTAATATACTCTTGTCATTACCTAATAATACCGCTCTTAAATTATTAGGTGTTGACATAAAGAATGTAATCTCAGTATCTTTAGTTTTATCATCACCAACGAAAAACTTAAAAGGTGAATTTATTATTTCTCCTTCTTTAAGTTTTCCTTTGTTATTTTCACCTTTATATGCAAGATCTTTTAAATTTTCAGCATTAATCCTTCTAATAGGAACTTTTAACATATCATAAGACACATGCTCTGCAAGCACAGTAACAGTACCATCTATAGGTTTTGTTATTTTGTAAATCCTAAAAGGTTGAGGATCCTGAAAATCATTAGATTTTGCTAAAATAATTCTTTTTTCTTTTAAATCAGAATAATGAACTCCAGTAATTGGGTAGTCCATTTCCAATTCAAAAGAACCGTTTAACTCTTCCGATACTACACATTCTATAGCATCAGTAAGAACACCAATACCAAGAGAGGTGAACTCTTTCTCATCTGATTCATACAAAATTATCATTATAAAGTCCACCACCTTGGTTTAATTGTTATGTTTGTAGCATTCTCAAATTCTACTACAGCTTCTTGGTTTCCAGGTAATACTGGAAATTTATTGTTTAATAATTTTAATTTTCTATTGTACAATGTATTACCAGAATAGCATTCTTTGTTTTCACAATCTACAGTAACAGTTGTGTCTGCATCAAATTCGCCAACTGTTATAGAACAACCAGAAATAGTTATTGTCGCTGTCGTATTTGCTTGAACTGTGAAAGTTATAATTGGATTAGCATCATATGCTGTTTTACTAGGAATTTTTTGTTTATTGGTCGTAATAGAAATAGGATCATCGCCTTTTACTAAATAACGTTGAGGTTTACACTCAAAAGTTACGTCCAATACAGTTGCTTTATCGTAGAAATTGCTCATTTCACCACCAGAACGGTATAAAGCCATTCGATAGTATTCGGGTTCATATGTGTCAGATAGAACTGCATACCCTTTTGCAGAATGTAACCATGCTACAATTTTATTAGCTTGATCTATAAAATTTTCTCCATTTTGAAATACTTTTGCAAAAGAGTATGTTCGTTCCGTATTTCTAAAAGAACCCTTGTCAAGTACCAAATCGCCATTCCTTCCGGGTATATTGACAGTTTGGTACTCTCGTTCAGGGAAAGTGTAAGAAGGAATAAACTGAACAATTAAATCTAAATCTTCAGTCGATTTTCCGTTAAATGTTACCACGCCCATAAGCAGAATTCCTCCTTGATGTAGATTGTTGGAAACGTTTAGATACCTCATCAGCAATTGCTTTAGGATCGTTTCCTGTAATATTAAATGTTATATTATATACTCCGCCATGCTCATCTTCTGTACCAAGTTGAGTGGTGGTATTAGAAACTTGCTCAGATGCTTGTTTCGATGCATTTATTTCAGACGATGCTTTCTGGGCATTTGAAGTTGAAGTAGCAATATCTAAAGTTTTAGTATTTTGTAACATATCCGAAATCTTATCGGTTTTTTCCTCAACATCAGAAATGTCCATTACAACACTGATTGTTGTTTCTTCATCATCGAGCTGAAGTGCATAGTCGATTATCTCTCTCAAACTAGATATTGCGTCTGATAACCAATTGTATCCTTTAGTTAAAACACCTTTAAGTCCGTCGAATGCAGTAGTAATTATTTGAAATATAGAGTCTAATAAATATGATAAAGCTGTTGCAGCAGTTTCAAGAAGCGAATTTATTGCACTTAAGCCAGTATCAACAACCTTCGTAACCATATCGAAACCTGTAGATACTATATCAGAGCATCTATTCATAGCAGTAGAAGCTAGTTTACTTATGTCTTGTATACGTTGCACAATAACATTGTCGCCTGCATCTTGAACAAGCTGAACAGAGTCAATAACTGACGCTAATTTCTTAGCTTCGTTTTCTAAATTTGGTCGAGCCGATCTAAATATCTCAATTGCAGCATTAATGCTATCATTTATTGGTTCAAAAAATGTAGCATTCATTGCATTCATTCCTGTTGCTAAACCACCAAAAATTGTTTCAGAGAAAGAACTAACAAATTTATCAAGATTAGAACCACCCATAGCATCTTGAAGTTCTTCCATCGAATCTGATGTTTCTTCTATTGCATCCCATAACATAGAACTTAATGCCTCAGATATAGTTATAGATTCTGATTCTATACCTAAAGCAATATTTCTTACAATTTCTTCACCAATTGTTTTGAAATAGTCTGTTTTAGAAAGTTCATTTACTACGTCACGTATTACACTTTTTGCAGTCTCATTGACATCAGAATCAACATGTTCCATGCCATCTTTATAGCTAATCATTGCTTCTCTTCCGGCATCCTTAAATTCATCTTTATTGTCGCCACCGCAGAAGAAACTTTTTACCGTGTCTATTACCCATTTAACAAAATCTATAATAGCACCAGCTACAGATTTTAATCCGTTTAAGAAACCTTTAAATAATTCAATACCTGCTTTAAGGAACTTATTAGGCATTGTAAGTAATCCTTTTAGCATCTTATTGCCTAATTGTAATACAACTTTTACTACAGAACCTATTCCTTTTGCAATACCGTTTATTAAACCTTGTATAATATTACCGCCAGCATTTTCGGTTTCTTTGGATGGGGAATGTATTCCGAAGAAATTCAAGAAAGCTTGCCACATATTTTTAGCAAAGTTTACAATTGATTCTCTTAAACGTTCCGCATTATCTGCTAATGCTTGGCCAAATGCATCGATAAGACCTATTACTAAATCAAACAATGCTTGTGCAATATCTGGTAATTTTTCTATTAGTGCATATATTGCTGATAAAATTATTTCAATTACTTTCTTAATTATTGTTCCGATGTTCTTATGTAAAGCCTCTAACACAGTATTTACAATTGTAAATAATAACTCGACAAGTTTGTCTATTACTTTTTGAACCTTGCTCAAATCCAAGTTCATGAACCAATCTAATAATTCACCAAATTTTTGTTTTATCCAACTTAATAAAATATCAAGAGAAGTTATGACTTTTTCAGTAATAGTTGGTAATGCATTAGCAATACCTTCTACAATTCCTTGTACAACTGATTCTACTACAGTTTTTAATGACTCACCTTTGGCGGCAAGTTCATCTAACATTGGTAGCATCTTTTCTAAAGAAAGAATTATCAAATACATTGCTGCTCCAACTGCTAATACTGCTATACCCATTGCTGCAAATGCAACTGCTATAGTTAGTAATGTTGGAGATGCTGAACCAAGTATCTTTGCAGCTACTGCTAATGAAATCATGGCTCCGGCAACTAATACAATGCCTAATACATTACTCTGCATTAGATATGCTGCTGCCGCAAATGCTAAAGCACCTACACCAAACATTACAAATGCAAGAGATAATGTGGTCATTGCTGCCGCGCAGTCTTCTATCTTCTTTTTAAATATTGCTGCAATGGCGAACATTGCAAATGCAGCAACTACTGTGGTAGCTACAACCATAAGCATTCCAATGCCATCAATGTTTGAGCTATTTATTATTTTAACAGCTGCGGCTAACCCTATTACCATTAAAGTGATAGCTCCGAATAATGCAGACATTGCTAAAATGCCCTTAAATGTTTTATCATTTGTTCCTTTTACTAATGCTGCTAAACCAAATACAGCAACCAAGACTACTGCTAATGAAGCAAGTACTAATCCTATTACTTTGACAGAATTTTCTCCAAGAGAACCCATAGATTTTGCTAAGAATCCTATTCCAAACATTACAACAGTTAAAGAAACCAATATAATACTTATAGTTGCTAAATTCTTAACAGTATCATTGCTGATGTAAGTTCTCTTTGCATACTCAACAATACCAAAAGTTGCACCTATTACTACTGCGAACAATCCTATACCAGAAGCAAAAGCAGACCAATCTACAGTGTTTATTATTTTTGCAGTATGCATTAAAAGTGCTGCTACACCAGCAAGAGCTAATAATACTGCAGCAAATAATCCTACTTTTTTTAATGTTTCATTGGTATCTTTAGGTTTAATTACATCTGTTTTTTTCTTAATTTTGTCAAATGAGAACAACAAAATTCCCATAAATATAAATAAAGAACCTGCAATTATGGAATAATTTCTTATTGCCGAATCGCTAATATTAGATAATGGACCTGCTAATAATTCTGCAATAGATTTAATTACATTAGCAAGCACAAATATTACACCAACTAATGCTAAAGCATTTCCCATTTTGAATTCTGCAGATAATGCTGCCATAGCGCCAAACATCATCATTAAGATTGATATAGCCCCAACACCCTGAATAAGTTTAACAGTATCAAGTTTGCCAAGCATGTCAACTGGTGCTATCATTGCTGCTATACCTGCTGCTGCAACTGCCATTTTGGACATTGACTTAGCTTTGATGTCATTAGTTATTTTTACTGCTCTTGCGTATGCTAACATTAAAACAGCTATTGAAACTAATGCTTTGACTAGTTTATCAGTATCCATATTTCCAATTGTTTGCATTGGTTTCGTTAATATCAATATTCCAAGTGAGAAACCTAAAATTCCTTTGATGCCTTTCATTCCCTTTTTAGCTTCTTTTCCTAAATTAGAAATATACACCATCAAACCAATTGCAACTGCAAGGAATGCCATAAGAGCACCTAAAATAAGTAAATCTTTACCTATTTTATCTGGGTCAATAGAATCAATAATCTTTAATGCTGCAACTAATGCTAAAATTGATAAACCAAATGACAAAATCATGCTTCCGACTCCCATGAAATTCTCACCGGAGCTTCGCATTGCGCCACCTTTAAATCCCTTCTTAGAAATTTGAGGGAATATGGTAGTTTGTTTATAACTTGTCTTAAGGAAATGGCCCATTATAGTAATAATAAGAGCCATAGTTCCCATTATACTTATTAATGTATTAACTGCAATCTTTAGTTTTTGTGGATCAATCAATGTAATTATTAAAATTGAACCAACTAACATTAAAATTGCTAGGGCAACAGTTTTAACTGCTTCTGCCCACATAATTACTGCTTTCGCTCTCATAACTCCGCCTAAGGCGTCTATTGTATTAGCTATAGCAGAGGTTATGCCGTTAAATAAGTATACTAAATCGTATAAGCCTTTAGCTATAAGAAGACCTATACCTCCATTAATTAAATACCATAAATTAAAACCACCGTTTTCATCTATCTTTTGGTTAAATGTCTTCGTAATAGAATTACCTATTTGAGTTAGTAAATTTCCAACAGCACTTAATATGGTTCCAATTAATGGTAATAATGCTTTTAATACTGTCCATACACCTTTAAATAAGTCTATAAGACCCTTGAATAATGGTTGCAATGGACTTAATTTTTCTTTTATTCCAGATACTGCACTATCAGTATCTGAAGAGGATAAGGAACGTATACCTTCAACTATCTTGCTGAATCCATAGGCTATCTTTTCGCCAATCATAGCGAATAGCTCACCTATAGTATTTAATTTAAAGAAATTAGCTATAGTACTTCCTAGTTTCTTAATTCCTTCCCATAAAGCTGTAAAGAAATCGCCAATTGATTTACCCATTTTATCAAAGAATGGTTTTACTGATTTCAATTTTTCAGGAATCGATTTCATAAATTCAATGAATTTAGTCCATCCATTTTGAATTGTTTCATTATTCTTAATAAAGTCGAATAATTTGCCAAGGGAGTCTACAGTCCATTTAACTGCTATTGTTATTCCTTTAACTACAATACCAAGTAATCCTACTAAATATGGTAAAGATTTTGCAATGGCAGGTATTATATAGTTTCCGAAGAAAGTTAAAACATTCTTCAAAGAGTTTAGTAAAAATTCAAATACAGTGTTTGCTGTACTCTTTAGGGAAGATAAGAATTTTGAAGCTTCTTCACTTACCTTAAATTGCTCAAAGAAATCTTTAAATATATTGTATACTTTTTCTACAATTTTAAGTTCTTTTAATGTATCTATTATAGTTGTAAATACTTGAGATACTTTTCTACCAACTCTAACAAAAATATCTGTTTTGTCAACAAGTGTAGAGAATTTTTCTCCAATTTTTCCAAGAAAACCAATTAAGTTTCCAGAATCCCCAAGTATTGCTTTGAATACTGGCTCAATTGCTTTCTTTACGCCTTGAAGTATCTTTATACCTAATTTAAATATAGAGAATATTCCTTTGAACGTTCCTTTAATTCCATTAGTAACTTCTTTCGTTGCTTCGAGGTTCAAAGTAAATATTCTAAACTTTTCTGCAAGTTTACTAACAGATGTATTGAATGGGAATACTTCATGCCAAGCTTGTCTGACTGTATCTATAAATTTTTGAATGGCATCCATTATATTCCAAATAGCGCCTAATGGTACTTTAGCTGCTTTATCCTCATCACTTATTCCGCCAAATAAACTTTTTTGTATTCCTACAAAATTATCAGATTGTATAAGTTTACGGATTCTTTTTATTGGAGCGGCAAACATATCATATAATCTAGACGAAAATTCGGACCATACTTCTGTTGCTTCCTTATAATCACCAATTATTAGCTTAAATATATTGCTCCATTCTGTTTTTACAGCATCTTTAACTGCGTCTACTGCTTCAGAAAAAGTTCTAGCTTCTGTTGCAGCATCTGTCCATTTAGCTGAAAATTGATCTGCTAATGCTGCAGATAATTGAGTTTCAGCATTAACTATCTTTTCTTCATCACCAAGGGCTTTTGCTACTTCCAATGCTTTTTGAGCAGCTTCAACGGCAGCATCTGTATCTTCCTTAAATTTTTTAATTGCGTCGTATCCCGATACTTCTTTGTTAGTTCCTGCTAAGTCTTCTGCCTCTTGCATTTGTTGGTTTAGTTTGTAAATCTTTTCTACAGAAGAACCATAATCATTTAATGCACCAAAGAATACTTTAGAAGATAACCAACCTTGTGAAATACTTTCACGAATATTTTCAGCAGTTATCTTTAAATGAGTATTCGCATTATCGTATACATAAGATACAGAGTTATCAAATGTGTCAACTTCTTTTGTAAGCGCTCCTTCTGCGACGGCTGCCTCCAATAATTTATTGGTAAACTCTTCTGTCATTATTCCACTGTGATACATCGAATCATATAATGGAGTCATTACCCTGTCGCCAGTTTTTGCAACCAGTTCGAATAAAGGAGCTACATCCTTGGCACTCTTACCAGCAGAGGCTCCTAAATTACCTATAGCACTTATTATTTGAAAAGTTTCTTTTAAGTCTTTTCCCTTACTTATGAATTTAGCTGCGGCATCCGTCATTTGTTCAGTACTAAATGAAGTTATGTCAGAATACCAACTAAATTTTTCCATAGCGTCATTAACTTGATTAATGGCATCTTTTTCGGACACACCTCTAGATGTCAATTGGGCAATCATTGTACCTGTAGCTCTAGTAACTTCTCCGAATTGTTGCCATCCTGAAGAAATTTTATCTACACTAAATGCCTTTGCAGTGTTTATACCTAAATTAACTAGTCTATTGGAAATATTAGAAATAGCAGTTATAGCAAAGATTTCCCATGCAGAGAAAGTATCTTTTGTTTTTTCTAATCCTGCAATAAGAGGATTCATATCAATGGAGTTAACACTCTGGTTAACAGAGTTAGCAACCCCTGAGAAATTTAGAGAAGATTTTAATTTTTGAATTGTCGACATACTTTGTCTAGTATTCTTTTCAAAATCTCTATTGTCAAATCGCATTTCGACAACTCGTTCATCAACTAACGTACTCATAGTCTTGTTAACTCCTTCCATTTTCTATTTATAGTATCTAAGTATACTTTTTGCATTACTGGTTCGATATAATTTTGCCCTTCGACCCATTGGCCAGAAGGAGTACCATGACCAAACTCTAATAGTAATGCTACATTCAATCCATTTTGAATGTTTGTATTAATAAAAGTAATACTTGTTATTTTCCCGTTTATAGTAATTTGGTAATCCCAAGATTCCGCGGTTAAGCCAGAATCTTTGGGCGTTACCTTTTTTAATTCTTTCACACATTGATGCCCTATTTCATCTGCTTGTTCACCAACACGAGCATTTCTTCTTGAACGTTTCAAGAAAGTAATAGTTTTAGAAAAATCACTGTCTGAAGTAATTTTAATATTATCTGACATAGGACCTCCATGCTCTGATTATCCCGATGTACCTAATTTCTTTCTTCTAGCAGCATTCAATGCAGCATTTCTGCTCATCACATCGTGTTTGCTAGCTTTCTTAGATGGCTGATTCTTTATGTTACAGATTCTAACTAAAACCAATAGTCTATTCAAATGCCATCTTTGACATTCAAAAGGTATTTGCAGTGCCACCATCCAATAGTAAATCAACTCTGATGTAATTTGCTCACTAGAGCGTCTAGGTGGAGATGGAGCATTTGGGTTTTTAGCTTCAGTAAACCATGTCGCCGTCATTGGGTCATCGATGTAATCGTTTATTTCTTTTACATTATTTTCGCTAAGGGCTAAATACACATTAGGATCGACGTTCTGAGTGATTGTCATGCATCTAATGTAATCAATAGTTTCTTCACGCGTTTTTGTATCCTTTGAAATAAATGGCTTATGCCACTTACCTTCCCACTTGGAAATTGATACTAAAGAATGCTCCAATGTTAAAGTTGTATCTTTAACTTGAATAAATTCTCTAGTACTAGAGTTATATAACTCTTTACCTTTTATAGTTATAGTAAGCATTATTAGTGCCTCCTATTGTTTTCTAAATTAATTCTTAGCAGCTAATTCCTTAGACTTTTCAGAAACCTCTTGTGGAACGATAGCATTAATGAAATCTGCAGCAGCCTTCTCATCAGTTGCTAATTCCATGAATAATTCTGAGTAAGCAGGTGTTTGTGTAAATTCTGTTGATAGCTGCTCAGATTTAATAAATCTTCTACCATCTGCAGATTTCTCACCATACGACTTTAAAATTAATTGCTTGAAAATCTTAATTAAACTTGGCATGTCTTTTGTATTAACAATCTTTTGAATAAGATTGGACATACCTCCATCTTGGCTTAATTCCATTTCTGTAATCTCTGCCTTTGATAAATCGAAGTAGAAATCTTCCTCTCTTTCTACTCCATTGTAATCTACATACTTAATTGTCTTCTTTAACATAATTTTGTTTCTCCTTTAATTTTTTCCATTTTGATTGTTTTAGTAAAAAGAAGCCCCAAACCTCTTTGGAATGGGGCAATCTTATAAAAATATTTTTTAAGCCGATAATAATTTTACAATTTCATCTGGTAATAGTAACATTGGCTGTCCTGTATATGCTTCAATCTTAGCAGAAATTGTTGAAATTGTTTGACTATCATCAGTACCATATAAAACTGATTCTAATAAAGGTAGTTTATCTGAATCTAATGCTGTAGTATCGATAGTAACTACTGCAGTTGCCTTATGACCCTTAACAGTAACTGGTGTAGTTGAGAATTCCCAAGAGAATGTAATAGCCTCTGGAGAGTCATTGATTGTTTCATAACTTCTCTCTGATGGTGAAGCTAAACAGTTATAAACTAAGTGTAACTTATAACCCTTCTCGGAAGTTTCATCAGTACCAATTTCGGTTCTATAGCAAAGACCAAAGATCTTTCTTGGTTGCTGACCAATCTTAATTCCTTTAAGAAGTTCTGCAGAACCATCACACTCAGCAAACTCATCTGGATAAGTATATGCCTCGATAGTACCCTTGAAGTCTTCTGCAGACATTAAGTTTAAATACTTCATATTGTCAGCATAAATTGCGGAAACTTCAGCACCTTCTGGTGATTCACTAACAGATGTTAAACCATTCCATTCTACACCCTTACCGTACTTGTTTTTTTCTTCTGCTGATTTTGTATTGTCAATTGGATAAAGAACTCCTCTTGAAATACCGGTTTCATAAAAATGTGCACCAGCTTTATCCCAATCCATTAAAAATGACATAATTAATTATTCTCCTTTTCTTGTTTATAGTTTAATGTAAAAACATAATGATTTAAACCCTGAGTTGAAAAATGCCTGTCGAATTTAATGTATTTTAGTTTCATAAGTTCGTCGACAAAGTCGTTATCAGGGTTATAATCGATTAATGTTATTGAATATTGATAAGTACTTATGTATTTTTTATCATCTGCATGCTTTGTTGGCACGTCGTTTAATGAATAAACTATACATGGATACTTTATCATTGATTTATCTGGTGGTTGGAAGTATACATTTTTACTTCCTAATATTTTTTCTAACTTATCTTGAACAGCAAGTCGGCTGTTTTTCATTGTATACACCTCCTAAGGTTAAAACTAATCTAGGAAATTGAACGTCAATGGATTTAACAGCCCACTTTGTTCCAAGATATGTTGCATATTTAATGTTGTGAGAATTTTCAGTGGCAAAAGAGTCAGCAATAAAGCTTATTTGACTATTGAGAACAATACTGTC